TTCAGTTTCGCAATCACAGCGGGTTCGTCCAGCGTTAGGGCTTCCGTCCGCGTCTGGATTTCCTCAAGGACAATCTGCGCCAGCGCGTCCTGAGAAATCGTGTGCATGGAACAGCAGACGCCGCCCGACATTTTGTAAAGTCGGCAGGAGTAAAAGACGTACCGCTTCATGGGAGTATTTTTGCCGCGCCGCGTACCCCTGTTTACGGTCATGAGGTTCTTGCAGTTCGCGCAGATTAACTTTCCGACGAACAGCTTCTCAAGCGGAGCGTATTTGACTTGATAATGGGTTTTAGCTTCCGCGTTGATGTCCTGAACTTCCCGCCACACTGACGGGGGAATAATCGCCTCATGAATCCCGTCAAATCGAATGTGTTCCGATTCCGGCTTTCTGATTTGCCTCTTATCCTTGTATGAGCGGCTTCCCGTGTAATTCATGATGAGCGTTCCGCAGTAGACCTCATTATGAAGGATTCGCTTTACCATTGTTACCGACCACTGCGCGGGTATATTGCTACAGTCCTTATTGTGGGTTTGATACCAGTAGGCGCGGGGAGCGGGAATCTCTTCCCGGTTCAACGCAGCCGCTATCTTACTGTACGACATTCTGGAAAGGCGCATCTCATAAATCCTGCGCACAGTTCCCGCCGCGTCCTCATCAATCGCCAGCTTGTGCCTGTCCTCATCGCTTTTGCGGTAGCCGTAGGGCGCGCACGCCGAGATATACTGTCCGCTGACCTGTTTGCTGTGCAGGACGGATTTAATTTTAGCGCTTAAATCCCGCAGATGATAATCGTTCATGAGACTGCGAAAGTGAAGCATATCCGTATCTCCGTCCGTGTCGAGACAGTCCAGAACGGAAACGAACCGGACGCCGAGGGACGGGAACACGTCGCTTGTATAGCGTCCCACTTCCACAAAATCGCGGCCCAGACGCGAGAGGTCTTTGACGAGAATCAGGTTGATAACGCCGTTCCGGGCGTCCTCCAGCATTTCCTGAAACGCGGGACGCTGGAAATTCCCCCCGGAGAATCCGTCGTCAACGTAGGTCTTTGTCTCTATCCATCCGTTTATCATCACGAATTTGGAGAGCATTTCCCGCTGGTTCTCAATGCTGACGGATTCGTCGGCGGGAAGATAACGGCTGGCTTTCGCGGAGTTATTGGCGTCATCCACGCTCAGGCGGCAGTAGATGCCGACATGATACAGCTTTCCCATGACGCCCTACGCCTCCGTTTCCGCTTCCGCGTTCCGGTCTACGTTTCCGACGTAACGGTAGTAAATCGTCACCTTGCAGACGCGGACGGAGCCGCGCCGTTCGCTTTCGCCCACCTCAATGCGCTCCACCAGTTCAAAGAGAATCGTTTCGTCCAGTTCCGTGATTTCGGAGTATCGCCGGATAACCGACGCCCAATCCTCCGCGTCGCGCCGGGTTTCGCGGCGTTCGTTCGCCTGCCGTTCCAGTTCCTCGATGGCGGCGGATTTTTGGGCGCGTTCCGTTTCGTACTTCTTCATCAGGGTCTGGAAAACCGTCTGCGGAATCGCGCCGGAGCATTTGTCCTCGTAAAGATTCTGCATCAGCCGTTCCAGTTCCCGGACGCGGGCGGCGGTCGCTTTCAGTTCCTGTTCGCAGGAGGCCAGACGGTTATGGTTCTCCCTATCCTTGATTCGGATAATGCGCTCCATCATGGCCTCGCGGTCATATTCAACAAGCCGCGCTTTTGCGCGAATATCGTCTATGACAATCTGGTACAGGGCTTTTTCGTCAATGGAGTGGATGGTGCAGGCGGTTTTGCCGCTCCGGGAGTAATTGCCGCATATGAAAGAACTACGCCGGGTGGTTTCCCCGTTCTTACGCGTCTTTTTTTCGATTTGGTTCCGCATTTTGAATCCGCAGTCCGCGCAGCGGACAAGCCCGGTAAAGATACTGCTGACGCCGTCCGACGTTCCGCGTTTGCGGACGCCGTTTTTGTCCAGACTGACCACGGTATCCCAGATTTCACGGGATATAATCGGCTCGTGCGTTCCCTCCACGCGAATCCATTCGTCTTTCGGCTTATGAATAATCTTCCGGGACTTATAGGAAACAGTTCCGTGTTTCCCCTGCACCATGTTCCCGATATAAACCTCATTGCGAATCAGCGCTCTGACGGTAGTCCCGGCCCACTGGTGGTTGACGCGTCGCGGGTCCTCCTGACCTTTGTTGCGGTAATAGTAAACGCCGGGAGGAAGCGTCCCCTCCTGATTCAGCGTCACGGCGATTCTGTAAAACGCCATCCCGGAAGCCCGCATAGCGAAGATTCTGCGCACAATCGGCGCGGTTTCCTCATCAATAATGAGGCGGCTCTTATTCATCGGGTCACGCTTGTAGCCGAAAGGGACATAGGCTCCCATATACTTTCCGCTTTCAGCCCCCATTTTTTTGACCGCCCGGACTTTTTTGCTTGTGTCCCTGCTGTAGAACTCGTTGAACAGGTTCAAAAAGCCCATCATGTCATTGCTTCCGTCCGCGTTTCCGGTGTCGATTCCGTTGTTCAGGGCGATGAAGCGGCACCCGATAGCGGGAAACACATCATCGGTGTAATGTCCGAACTCGACGTAGTTGCGCCCGAAACGGGACAGGTCTTTGACCAGAATGACGTTAATCCGCTTGGCTTTCGCGTCGGCAATCAGCCGCTGGACGCCGGGACGCTGGAAATTAGTCCCGCTGTAACCGTCGTCGATATAAACGTCTGTCAGGTTCCAGCCGCGTTCCTTGACGTACTGCGAAAGCAGAAGCCTCTGGTTCTCAATGCTGACGGATTCCCCGTCGCGTTCGTCGTCGTTGCTCAGGCGACAGTAGATGCCGACATTGTATGTTTGCCCGGTCATTTTTTTACCTCCCGACCCGTCAGATTCATACTTTGCGCGGCTGATAGCTTTCCGCCGGATTGCTCCGGCAACGCCATTATACTCCGGGAAATCGTGCCGCGCAAGGATGCGGCGGGGTATGGGAAGTCAATCCGCTACCTCGCCGCGTTTGCTGTGATGTCCGCTATGACGCGGCGCAACGTGATGTCCTCCAGCGTTTTTTTCAAATCCTTTTCGGGGTTAAACACGCTGGTTACGCAGTAAACCGTATTTCCAATGCGCACTTCCTTGTAGGATGTTGTCTGGCGAAGCGGTTGCTCCATAGAAACGCGCCTCCTTAGCGATAATTGGGCGTTGGGCGTTTTTGCGGGGACAGGCTTATCAAGTCCGTCGCCTGTCCCCGTCAGCAAAGAATATTCGGATTTAATCTGCTGTTCTTGCGGACGCCCTTGTTATATTGAAGCATCAGGACACGAGCGCCGCGAAGCGCGTTGCGGTTCGTGCTGAAATCGCCCTTGGCCTTTCGGACAAGGAGTGTGGGGTCCTCCTTGCTCATGCGGGTGGAAAAGGAATCGTCGTTCAGCTTTGCTTTATAGGTTTTCAGCAACAGAGCCATGCCGGACAGCATGATGGCGCTCAGGGAATCGGACGCGCCGTGCCAAGTCTCGCGCAAAAGGCCAAGCATACGGCTGAACGCTTCCGGCCCCAGCATACGGTAAGCCTCAATGACCGCGCAGGTCGCCTTGATTCGGTTGTCGCCGTAGGCGCTTTTATCCGTCGCCCACTGGAAACCCTTCTCTCTTATCCGGCTGTCGATGTCGTTGAGTTCCTCGTTCGCGCCGGATTGCAGGAGCGCGTTGACGCGCTGTGCGCTGCTTAATTTCTCCCGCCCCTTGTCCAGTTTGTAGAACAGTTCCGCCTCGTCCGTGTAGGTCAAACCCGTGTGTACGATACAGGGTATAATCGTGTCCGTGTCCTTGAACATTTTGCGGAGCGCGGCGATACGGTGCTGACCGTCAATCAGGTAGTATTTGCCGTCCCGGTAGCTGACAACTACAGGTTCCATCAGCAGGTTGTCCCATTGCCGGACAAGCGCGTCCACCTTTCTCTCGTCAACAACCCGTTGGTACGGCAGGCCGGAAATCAGTCTGCTGGTGTACAGGTTGCGGATGACGGCGCACTGAACCGGAGGCGCGGCCTGTCCCGTTGACGGCGCGGCCTTTTCCGGTATGCGGTCTTTAGAGTGTTTCAAACTTCTTCATCCCCTTTATTAAATTGAGCAGGGATGTCAGGTCAGACCGGAGTCCGTTGACGATTCCCTGCAAATATTGGAACTGGACGTTGGTTAAATCAGGAAACGCCTCCTGATAGCTTGGGTCACGATAACACGCAAATTCATTGCGGATTCTGTTGATTGTCTCCGTGATTTCCGCGAGAAAAATGTCCGGCGTACATCGCACGTCCTTATCCACATTCTTCAAATCGGCTACGGATTCCGCAAAGGTGGCGTAACGCTTGCCGTCCAGTTTGAAAGGCGGCGGCGTCTCTATAGCCTGTGGCTCTTGCGCCTCCGTCGGCGATATTGCTGTTTTCACTTCTGGCGGTTCCGTTTTCTGGCTCTCCGCCATTGAACGCTTCGACGGCAACGCCGCCTTTAATTCCGTCTGTTTCGCTTCTTTGGCGTCATTTTTCGGACGTTCCAAAGGAGGTGCCGCCTGCGATTCCGCTTGTCCTGCGTTACGGCTGACCGTCGCTGAATGTTTCGGCGGCGATGTCGCCTTAAATTCCGTCCGTTTCGCTTCTTCAGCGCCACTTTTCGGACGTTTCAAAGGCGTTTTCGCTTGCGATTCCGCTTGCCCTGTATCCCGACCGACTGTCGCTGAATGTTTCGGCGGCGATGTCGCCTCAAATTCCGCTTGTGTCGCTTCGTTAGGGGTATTTTTCGGACTTTTCAAAGGCGTCGCTGATTTCGCCCGCGCTGTTTTTTTGCCGCCTTTGGGGTCGCTTGCAACTTTCTGGCGCAGGTATTCGTCTACGCTTTTAATTGTCCCTTGACCTAACATGGACGCCGCTTCCTCCTGTTGAGCGGGTTGAAGCCGTGAGAGTTTCGCGGTAGCTTCTTTGGTTATTTTTGTGTTGGAATCCTGCAATATCTTAGCGGCTTCCTCTGTCAGATTTCTGGCGGTCTGGAGTTGTCGCTCAACCGTGCGTCGCGTCACGCCCAATTTTTCGGCGGTATCCATAGTAAAAGTCTTTACATTTTCAGAACGACATTTTTTCGTTCTGAAAATGTGGCTGCGTCTGTCTCCGCCGTTTGCTGTTTCTGGATGTAACGCCTCGTAGAGTTCCTTGCGCCTGAGTAGCAATTTGCCGTACTCTACGCCGGAAATGTCTTTCCGAACGACGTTCTCATCAATCTCCACCAACTCCGCTTCTAATCCGTCCACAGTGCGCACTGCGCACTCAATTTCGTCCCAGCCAAGAGCCTTAGCCGCTTCAAGGCGGTGCAGTCCCGCGATGAGTTTGTATTTGGCGTCAAGAGTTATGGGAGAAATAAGGCCAATTCTTTCCATACTCTCCATCAATCTCTGAATATGTTCCTTCTGGGCTTTCTGCTGACGTTCAGGCTCGACAGTGATTTCATTGATTTGGATAAACAAGTAATTTCCCTCCCTTCGTTTACGTTCGCGGATAATTCTGCGGCGTCCTGTCTTGTGTCCTTTGACGGGGATACGGAAAGTTGTAACGGGATTCACTTTCATACGTTTGCATGGAGTGTCGTTCGGTTCCTCTCCCATTCCTGTCCGGGGCTATATATAAACAGGACAAGCGTCTTTCGTACAGGCCGCGACCATACGCCGCGTTTGGGAAAGAGGCTCGTCCATGATGATGTTACCTATGCTTAAACTCCAGCCGGAGTTTCGCTTTGTTTCCGTCATCCTCTAAAAATACCATAAAGTTACAGGGTTTGCCGTCGTTTTGAGCGCGGCAGTCCGTGAGGTTGACCCTGTCGCCGTTCAGCAGAGCGGCGGCGACGGATTTCGTAAGCGTTATGTCCATGAATTGGTGTTGCTTCCAGAGAACAAACCGACAGGCGCGGTTTTCGCAGAAATAGCCCCGTTCGCTTTCGGTTACGCCCGCTCCGCAACGGGGACACCTGCCTATAATTTCCCTGCCGGACGGTACGGCTTCTTCCACGGGTGGAAAGAGCGTTTCCGCGCCGGGAACGATTTGATAAGTCTCCACAAGCTCCCGCACAAGGGCGGCGATGCCGTCCGTGAAGCTGTCCGGGGCGAGTTCCCCGCGCTTGATTTCTGTCAGGCGGCGTTCCCATTCGACGGTAAGCCGGGGGGATTTCAGCGTTTCCGGCAGGACGGCAACCAGCGCCGTTCCAAGAGGCGTCGGGATAATATACGGCGCGTTTCGGAACTTTTGCCGCTCAATAAAGCCGGATTGTACCAGCTTTTCCAGAATCCCGGCGCGGCTGGCGGCTGTGCCAAGACCTTTCCTTTCAGCGTCCTGCGGCATATCTTTTTCCCCGGCTCTCTCCATAGCGACGAGCAGGGAGCCGTCCGTGTAATGTTTCGGCGGGGACGTTTTTTGCGCTATCGCCATTGCTATGCTTACGGGAATCCGCTGGCCTTCCGTCAGACCTTCCGGCAGAAAAGTCTCCCCGGCGAGCGTATCATAGGCTTTCCAGCCTTTTTGTAGCGTTTCCCTGCCTTTCGCGCTGAATCTGTGACCCGCGCACTCCGCTTCCAAGACCGTTTCCGCCCAACGGTAAGGAGCGCTAACCGCCTGAAGCAGTCCGAGAGAAACCAGCGCAAGGACGCGCCGCTCTCCGAGCGGCAGGGAGGACAGGCTTTTGAACGCCGCTTTCCGGGTGGGGACAATCGCGTAATGGTCGCCGACTTTTCCGCTGTCGCAGACCTGTCGGGCGCGGATTTCGGCGGGAGACTTCACTTCGCAAAACATGGCGGCGGCGGTCACAAGGCCGGAAACTTCGCTTTCCATATCGTCCGTGAGAAAGCGGCTGTCCGTCCGGGGATAGGAGCAAAGCTCCCGTTCGTAGAGCGACTGCGCGTAGTCCAGCGTTTGTTGCGCGGTGTAGCTAAAGAGACGGTTCGCCTCCTGTTGCAACGCGGACAGGTCAAACAATTCCGGGGGTCTTGCGATTCTCTCCATGCGTTCGATGGAACGGATGACCGCTTCGCTTTTTTGGCAGACGGCGGCAAGCGACGCCGCGTCCTCTTTGGCGTCGATTCGCTCCCCTTCCAGAATCAGGCCGTTGCAGGACATTTTCACATGGTA